TCCTTAGTTACGGAATAAGGGCAAGTTATTATTGTTTTTCATTTATATTTTCTCACCCTTTATTCCTCATCACGAGCCACATACTATCCTAAGATAGTAATTATAAATCTTTTGACTCTTTGATTTGAATGTCTTGGCACACTAGCTTTATAGCTTGGATATAATTATTATTAACTATATCAAGTAAAGCTAATATCTGTGCTTCGGCATCGTTTGCTCGTTCATTCATAGGAACGCCTCCTATTGTTTAGTTGCGGAGATGGGAGTCGAACCCAATATTTCTAGTTTATGAGACTAGCGTGAAACCGTTTCACTCCTCCGCTATATTATTTAAAAGTTACCGTCTGCTACCTGAAAGCATTGTAACTCTAAGCCATTACGCCACATATCTACTACTTGATTTCTATCATCAAATACCATTAATACATTATAATGAGGTTTAATTTGTTCATTATATATATCATATTTAACATAGCAATCTTTACGATATACACCTGCTGGTCTCATAATCAGTTTATCCCAATTACTACCAAGATATATATTTAACCAATCAGCTGTTAATTCATATAAGTCATCATAGTTCTTATTAACATATGTATGATTCCATTTATTATCAGTAGATGGTGTGTTTAATTTCACATTCTCTCTTGCTGATAACATAATAAGTTGACAGTTATGATACTTTTTCATTGCTATGACAGTATCAATTACTGGTGCATTTGGTACATCTAAGTCAGCTTTATGATACTCAAATGGTGAGCGTTTACCCATCATTAGAGCTACTGTTCCATCTACATCACATATTATTGCGTCTTGCATTGTATTTCTCCTTTACTCGTGATTAAATATAAATGTTAGAGTTGAGATTACACTCTTTACGCTAGAACTTTCGGACTCTGTTCTGTAACTCTATAGGCTACGGTTCTGTCCTTATCCACTATCCTTGCGAATAGTATCCTAGCAAGCTCAATAGTTATAGACTATCAATCTTATCGATTAGGTCATTTCAGCAATTACTTATAGCTACTTGACTCTGCCGAGCCAAATAGTACTTTCATCACAACACACGCTTAGTTTGAGGCCAAGAATGCTCTCTGGTATTTCAAGAGAATTAAGTACTAGAGCTCTATGCTCCTAATCGCTGTGGCTGTTTTTCAGATGACCTTATTAGGGTCTATGTTTTTTTAGTGACATAAGTAAATATAATGAGTCGCTCACAGAGTAGCTCGCTATCTCTTTCGAGTTAGTGAATACTACGCTCATTACTATATATTATAATTGAGATATTATAATCTATGATATTTCTGGTATTGCCCTTTATCACTAAAGGATTAACCATAATACTGGAATACAGCCTTGCTCTCACACTCAGCTTATTGATGCTTTCACATAGAATGAACTATGTTACTCAACTTTACAGGCTTATGAAAGCCATCTATCCCTACTCCTTATCTTATTGTCTGTTACCAGACTCACATCAATTACCATCTTGATGATATATATTCTCTTTGCCTTCGAGATTATACATATAGAAGCTTGTATCTGTGGACCAAATTGGCGCAATAACTTTGTCTAGTTATCACTTTGGGCATATTGCTATGCTTATCCTGACGATATGATACTACCGATTGCTTACGCAATTGTTTACTACTAATTATTTATTATATTACAGGAACAGGGACTTACTGCTCCTAAACTATGTTTCTTAAGACTTGTTATACTACTTTAGAGACTTAACTCGTATTCCATACAACAAGAGGTGCCTAACAACTGACATATTTCATTCAATTGTTACCCTATTTACATAAGATAGTAAAGTTATTATCGGTAACAGTAAGTTATAATGTTCCTATCATTGACAAACTATAATATGGAGGAGAATAGTCTTATCAAATCTTTGACCATACTTGGGTGACAAGGTGTATGGTAACCCAGTGGCTTATATCCTACTTCGAAGGTAGAATATAAAGATTGCCTTTACGACAATACCATTTGCCATTAACTAAACGCAAGTGCTTAGTCTTATTAAGGACTATCACTTGTGCTGTAATATTTAAACTACCATAGCTAATGACCTTTGATACTTTCAAGGTTTTCAATATAAATCTCCATTTTAGTTGTATTTATTATGAAGATATAAGCCTAATTATGGAGGCTTTTAGAGTCAATCCCCCAGGACTATTTTATTAGTATACCCAATTCATAAGACGAAGAAATAGGCCAACTAAACTTAGAGTAATAGTAAAGCATAAGAATGTCATAAAACAGTGTAATATGTACGTTTTATAGCCTTCTAATACTCTTTTATCATTATAGCTCATTGTGATTCTCCTCAGTTATAGTTTAAGGGACGTTTGTTTATATTAATACTTGTTTATGTGTGTGTAGATAATACAAGGCTACCTACTAACTGTAAGTAACCTTGTATAAATGTAAGCCAATGAACAACTAACCAATCAAGGGTGTTCTATAACAGGCTCGTGATACTACTGCTGAGCTACCTGATAAGCTTGAACTACATTCTGCTCATCTTTTGGTAGACTTTGGAATTCAGAGGAGGGTATAAGCTTTCCATTCCCACTCTCATCTACTTGGAGATAACACTCATCGCCATGAACCTCTCTAATAAGTTCAACCTCTTCCAAGCTCTTGTCATTCAGCCATAAGGTAAATGAACCTGCTTGTTTCTCTTTTGGCTTTCCATCCCAATATGTAAGAGCCATATTTTCAGAAGTCCCATTCACATTCATAGATGCTTGGTAAGACTTTCTTGATGTATAGATAAAAGTTCTAACATCGCTAACAATCCTGCTACTAAAATACATTATGATATATCTCATAGTATCCCTTTCTAATTGAATTCAATTGATAATTAACTGAAAGACATTCACAAAAAATGCTTTCAAGCCGACCTAGTTATAAATATAGGACCTTCACTAAAATCCTAAAATTTTTCAAAACTTTTCTAGGATTGCTTGCACAAAACCGACTGGTCAGTATGTTAATTTTATAAGTACTTGATTTACAATGACTTACAGCTTTAAAAAAACTATTGATTATTAAAAAAAAAGTATATAACTTATATTGAATTGATTTTTAACTAAATTGATTTTAAGAAGTAAATAAGCTACAGTAAGCTTAAGTAGTAGTGGTTCACAAATCTTTGAGGATTTGCTCACATAGCTTAAGGGAGATAAGATGTCGGATAAATTAAATAAAAAGAAGCGTAAGTTAGCTAAGGGATGCTACGTATATAAACTAGAAATAGCCTATAATGAGAATAAGGATGCTGTAGAATACATATGTGAGACTGTAGATAAAGAGGGATTCTCTGGTCCATTAGATTGTAGCTGGGACTATTTAACTGATTACTTTGATGAAGAGGATATAGCCCTGTTAGACTCATTATATGATGTTGGAGAAGCGTGAGAAACTACGTAGTAAAGGATATTAAGCATACTGTATATGAAGATATTAAAGAGGTACCTCCACATGTTAATATAATAAAGAACTGGCGTATGGGTAATATAGATGACTGGGTACTTGCTGATGATAAGTGTGTTATACAGATATTACGTAAAGGAACTATGCTTAGAAAGAACGGAGAAAGAGCTTATATAGGTACTTGCACAGGAACTTTTCTAGTTCTTAAAAATACTTACATGGATACAGATAAAAGAATAAATATATACTCGTTCGGAGGTGACTCTACTCCCGAACAGGTAGTTGCTAATAGAAGAAAGATGACAGCTAATGAAGAGCTCTTTGTTACTTACATATCACAAGGTTTATCCCCTGAGGATGCTTATGTTAAAGCTTTTCCTACTAATAATAAGCAATATGCTAGAATGAAAGCTGTTAATTTAATTAAAACAGAAAGGATACTAACTGCTGTGAAAGAAGAATTAAAACCTATACTAGAGGAATTAGAAATAAACCCTAAGATGGTTCTTGAAGATATTAAACTAGTAGCTCAGACTGCTGAGAAAGACGATACTAAGCTTAAAGCTTTATTTAAGTTGTCTGATATATTAGACTTAGAAGATAAGAATGCTCCGCAAGTTCAACAGATTACTGGTGTTCAGTTTCAAGGTTTAACAGATAGCATGATTGAAGGAGCTGGAAGACCAAAGGAGTTATCTAATGGAGGTGACAAAGATGCCTAATGTAGGAGGAAAGAAATTCGGTTACTCTAAAAAGGGTAAGGCTGCAGCTAAAGCTTATGCTAAAAGGACAGGGAAGAAAATAACTAAGGGTAAGAAAAAGAGCAAATCTAAACGTGGCAAATATTAATAAATACTCACCGAAACAATTGTCGAAACAGGAGGAGGCACTTCAATTGGCTTCAAAGGATTTAATTGCTTTTGGAAAATTATTCCTGCAAGATGACTTCCTCAGGTCTGAGACTCCTCCTTTTCACTATGAGATTGCAGATGCTATTACAGATAAATCAAAAAGGCAGGTAGCTATTATTCTGCCTAGAGGTCATGGAAAGACTGTTCTTACTAAATGTGATATACTGCAAGCTTTTTGTTTTACTAAAGAACCTTTGTTTTATGGCTGGGTATCAGCCACTGCTAAACTTGCGACTGGCAATATGGATTATATAAAATACCATTTGGAGTTTAATGAAAGAATTTTGTATTATTTCGGTAGTTTAAAAGGCACAAAATGGACAGAAACAGATATAGAAACAACGAATGGGTGTAAACTTATTTCAAAGTCTAATATATCTGGTATTAGAGGTGGTGCAAAGCTACATAAAAGATATGATTTAGTAACTCTCGATGACTTTGAAGATGAAAATAATACGATTACTCCAGAAGCTAGGTCTAAAAACTCGAATCTTATTACGGCTGTTGTGTTTCCTGCTCTTGAACCTGCTACTGGTAGGCTTAGGATTAATGGCACTCCTGTTCACTATGATAGTTTCATTAATAACCTCATCGTCAATTATGAGAAAGCTGTTAAACAAAATAAAGACTTTTCTTGGGATGTAGTTCTTAGGAAAGCTATTATGGATGATGGAACTATGCTTTGGAATAGTTGGTTTGGTAAAAAAGAAATGGAGCGTAAAAAGAAATTCTACGCAGACTCAGGTCAACCATATAAGTTTTATCAAGAATATATGATGGAAGTGCAGTCTGCTGATGACTCGATGTTTACTAGAAAGCATATTAAATACTGGGAAGGTAAATTTCAGTATGATGAAGATACTGATATTTGTTTTTTGAATATGGATGGGGAATTAAAACCAGTTAATATATTTGCTGGTGTTGACCCAGCTACAGATAGTGCTAGAAGAGATGCTGACTTTAGCGTCATAATGGTAGTAGCTGTAGATGCTGATAATAATATTTATGTACTTGATTATTTAAGAAAAAGAGGTATACCAGTTTTAGGTATTCCTGGAGAAAAGAATAAAGGTATAGTAGATTATATGTTTGATTATTCAGATATATTTCATCCTAGCTTGTTTATTGTAGAGGATACTACAATGTCTAAACCTGTATTTCAGGCGCTACGAGCAGAAACAAGAAGAAGAAATGATTTTTCTGTTCGTTTTAAAGAGGAGAAGCCAGGAACTAGGATGAGTAAGCGTGATAGAATACAGGGAATACTTTCTCAGAGATTTGCAATAGGTCAAATACATTTAAAGAAAGAACAGTATGACTTAGAGCATGAGATAATAACCTTTGGTCCTCGTATGGGACACGATGATGCTATAGATGCTTTGGCATATGCATGTAAGTATGCTAATCCACCTGTAGGTATTCATCAAGAAGGTAAGGAAGACAAAAGATTTTATAAAAAAAGACCTGCGGCTAAATCGTGGGTTATAGCATAACGGAGAACTAATGGCAAAAAGAAAAGATAAGATGGCAGAAAGAGTACAAGAAGTTTTTCAATACTCTAAAACAGATAATAGAGTTCAATGGGAATATATAAATCAAAAGGGTTGTGATTTTGCTAATGACAATCAATTAAGTTCCGCTGAAAAAGTAGCTCTTGAAGAACAGGGTATGCCTACATTTACTATTAATAGAATTATTCCTGTAGTAGAAATGCTTAATTTTTATGCTACAGCTAAGTCTCCTAGATGGCAAGCTGTTGGCAGTGAAGGCAGCGATAGTGATGTTGCTTCTGTTTTTTCTGATATTGCAGATTATATATGGAATTTATCAGATGGTGATACTCTTTTATCTAATGCCGTTAATGATGCTGTTACTAAATCATTAGGATATTTAATGGTTACAGTAGACCCAGATGCTGATAATGGAATGGGAGAAGTGGTAATAAAACAACCAGACCCATTTGATATTTATGTAGACAATAAGTCTAGAGATATATTATTTAGAGATGCTGCTTATATTTTAATCCGCAAAATACTACCTAAAGGACACCTAGTCCAATTGTTCCCTGACAGCAAAAATAAAATTATGGCAGCATCTTCTAATGAATCAGAGTATGATAATTATTCAGAAAAAACTACAGATATGGAACAAAAAGATTTCGGATATAAGGATATGAATGGTAATAATTCACTTTATAGTGAGGAAGAAAATGAGTTGATTGAATTTTTTGAAATGTATGAAAAAGAAAAAGTTCCATATATTAATTTATTTTATAGAATACCTCCCGATAAAAAGAAAGTACAAGAAATACAACAGCAAGCTCAAGCAGTTGTTCAAAAGAAGCAAGCTGAAATGCAAGTTCAATTAAAAGAGACCACACTTCAAATGCAACAATCCGTTCAAAATGGTAAGATGTTACCAGAAAGAATGCAACTTGAATTGCAAAAAGAACAAGAAATGATGCAACAGCAAATTGAATCTATTTCTGTTGAAGTTAGACATCAGTTACAAGAAGAGGCTTCTAAAGTTGAAAATAAAATTATAACAAAAAAAGAATTTGATATATTGTTAAGGGATAATGTGTTTAAAAGTAGAGTTGTAGAAGCTATTCCATTTAATAAAACTGTTATAAAATTATGTTGTATAGTTGGTGATAAAACATTGTATATCAAGTACTTACCAGTATCTGAGTATCCGATTATCCCATTACATTATAAGTGGACAGGAACACCATTTCCTAT